CATACACAGATAAAAATGGGAAGCCACACGCAGAAGTGATAGAAATAAAACCAGAAAATCAAACACTGGTAGAGAAAGTTGGAAAGAATAGATACAATCAGGCACAATTGATTATAAACAAAGCCAAATGGATGAGTGCTCAAATGTGGTGTAAGAACAAAGGGTTTAAGTTTAGAGTAATCAATGAAAAAGATATTTTTCACAATGGTAGAAAAGGTTAATGAGCGTTCGCAAAATAAAAGAATGGGCGTGGCCTTTTATTAAAAATTTTAGAACATACATAGATGTTGGTGCTCTTGATGGAGACACTTCTGTTCCATTTGTAAATGATTTTAAAAAAGTTATTGCGTTTGAGCCAAATCCTTTAACATTTAAAAAAATTCCAGAAACAATCGAAAAATATAATGTTGCATTAGGCAATACTAACGAAACACAAACATTGATAATTCCAGATAACAAACAAAACAATCCTGGTTATGGAAGTTTTGTACGATATGGAAAAGGTTTAGGTAATCACAAAGTATCTGTTAAATGTTTAGATGATTATAATTTTGAAGATGTAGATTTTATAAAAATAGATGTTGAATGGTATGAATTAAAAGTTTGCCAAGGTGCAGAACAAACCATAAAGAAATATATGCCAACCATAATGTTTGAAAACAAAAGAAACGAAGCAGATAATTGTAAAGCCTACCTAGAATCACTTGGATACCAAACCAAAAAGTACAAGTCAGAGACCATAGCATACACTAAATAGAAATATAAGTTATGACCAAAAAATTAGAAGAACTACTCAATCTTCCAGAATCACAGGATATTGTGAAAGAAGAACAAGACAAAGCCAAAGTGGAAGAGAAAAAAGTAGAAAAGAAAAATAAAAGCATTGAACAACAGCAGTCTACAATGAGTAACATTGCCGAATTTGATAAAATTGCGGCGGCATTACCAAAAGTAGAAGGGTTAGGTGAAATGGGAGATGCTGAACTAGACGATGTGGGACAAAGAGCAATCACAGCCTATGAAGACCTCATGGATTTAGGCATGAACGTTGAAAGCAGATATTCAGCACGTATTTTTGAGGTAGCAGGACAAATGCTTAAAACCACATTAGATGCCAAAGTTGCCAAAATAGATAAGAAGTTAAAAATGGTGGATTTACAACTAAAAAAACAAAAACAAGACATTAAAACAGGTGATTCCGACTCAAACGTGGTGCAAGGTGAAGGATATGTAATATCAGACCGTAACAGTTTATTGGAAAAACTAAAAAAGATGGATAAATACAACGATGACAAGTAGATTAAAACAGATATTAGCAGAAAGCACAAAATCATACCCATTTAAAATTGGAGTAGCAGGTGATTTACCTGAAGGTTTTGCTGACCATTTAGAATCAGCACTAGAGAAATTTGTGGTTGTAAAAATGAGCAACGGCAAGAAAACTCCAATACAAAAAAGACCATTAGATTTTCCTGCTCTTGAAAATGAAAGAGCAACATACTTCGAAACAGAATTACAATACCCAACAACAACACAAGTTCTACAACAGTACATCAAAAACTATTGTGGTATACCTGAAAGTCATGTAATTGTGAGAAACCCAAATGAACCACAAGAAGCATACCAAGAACCTAAAAGCGATGAACCATACGAAGCAATGTTAAATTCAGAATATGAAGAAAACAAAGATGCACAGAAGTCAGCAGGCTCTATGAGAGTTATGGAATTATTGAAAGAATTAGAGAAAGCACGTAAGGAAAGACACGCACCAGATGCCGCAGGCGATATCAAAGCACCTAAGGATGGTGGTACAACTGAAAATGCTGAAGACTCAAAAGGTAAAGTTTCACCGATATCAGGAAAAGGAAAAAAATAATGGACATTAGAGATTTTTTATACAAGATTGATGCTATTCAAAACAAAGAACAATTAAAAGAAGATGTTAAAAGAACACACATCAAAGAAGCATCACAAGTTATGTTGTATGGTGACACACCAGAAGACATGGCGGCAATAGCACAAATTTTTAAAAGTGCAGGAGTTACGCCTCCGGCAATAGCAATTGGTCCTAAGCCAGAAGAAAGTGTAGAAGAAGAAATTCCAGGCAAAGCAAACACAACACCTGAACCAGAATACAAAGACACGCAATACATGACAAAAGATTTATCAGGTGGTGCAAACAAAATTAAAAAGTCTTACAGAAAAGAATATCCTGGAGACAATCCTATGGCAGTTGAAAAGACTGAAGAAGTTCAATCATCAATCAAAGAAGCATTGAAACAAGCCTACGAAGCAAAAAAGAAGGCACAATCACCATACGCAATTGGCATGGCAAAAGCAATGAAAATGAAAGGTGACACACCACCTTTAGAAAAAAGCACAATTAAAAAAGCACACGACATAGCCAAAGCAATCGCAAAAGACAAGTAATAGCATTTAATCTTTTCATAAAAATCAGTTAAATATTTTTATGAGAGACAGTTACATCTGGGCTTTTTACAAAATAGTAAAAGAAGTTCAAACAAAAACTGGATACGAGTTACCACACAACGTGGAGTCTTACGTCACGATACTTTTGGCAAATCACATAGATAAAACAAATTTCCTTCCAAAGAAAACATTTGCAGAAAGTTTTTTAAATCTTTGTTACACATCTTGGAGAGATTCAGTTGCGTTGGGCGATACTTGTTTATTCATGACAGGAGTTTTTCCAGAGTATCATACTTCTAAAGGATTTGATGTAGAGTATTTCAGCAATATAGGAAAATCATCGTATGACCAAGCAACTGAAAAAAATCCAGAGTCGATATACTGCACACTGTCAAAAAACTTCAACTTTGTGCGTGATTTCATATCTATCACAGTCAATAAGAAGGATTTGACCCCCATCTTGTAGCATAAGTACAGTATATGAGTAATAAAAGTTTAGATGGTGTTCTTACCAAAAAAGCACACCAACGAGAAAAATTCACAGAAGAACAAATAGCAGACTTGGCGGATTGTTCAGACGCTAAGAGTGGTTTTGAATATTTTGCCAAAAAGTTTTTCTATATACAGCACCCTGTAAAAGGTAAATGTGTATTCGAGCCATTTGAATATCAAAGAAAATTGTTACACAGTTATCACGATTACAGATTTAATATCAATATGTTGCCTAGACAGAGTGGCAAGACCACCACTGCGGCTTGTTATCTACTTTGGTATGCAATGTTTCATCCAGATCAAACTATTTTAATTGCGGCACACAAATACACAGGTGCTCAAGAAATTATGCAACGTATAAGATATGGATACGAACTGTGTCCTGATTATGTCAGAGCAGGTGTAACCAACTACAACAAAGGATCGATGGAATTTGAAAATGGCTCACGTATTGTATCAGCAACCACAACAGGTAACACTGGTAGAGGTATGTCTATTTCATTATTATACTGTGATGAGTTTGCGTTTGTTAATCCGGGCATAGCACAAGAATTCTGGACTTCAATATCTCCAACACTGGCAACAGGAGGTAGAGCAATTATAACATCGACACCTAACTCAGACGAAGATGTGTTTGCTACCATATGGAGAGAAAGTCAAAATAAATTTGACGAACACGGCAACGAACAAGAATTGGGCATAAACGGATTTCATGGATACACAGCCAGTTGGGACGAACATCCTGACAGAGATGAAGAATGGAAAAAACAAGAACTAGGGCGTATTGGCGAAGAAAGATTTAGACGTGAATATGGTTGTGAATTTTTAGTGTATGATGAAACACTGATCAACAGTATTGTGTTAACCACATTAGAAGGTGCAGAACCAACATTGAACATGGGACAAACACGTTGGTATAAAAAATTAGATCCACACAGCACATACGTTGTTGCATTAGATCCTGCTATGGGTACCGGTGGAGACAATGCGGCAATTGAAGTTTTTGAATTGCCAAGTTACGAACAAGTTGCAGAATGGAAACACAACACAACTGCTATTCCTCAACAAGTAAGAATTTTAAGAGACATATGTAACTATATCAAAGAAGAAACAAAATCTACAGGTTCTAACATCTATTGGAGCGTGGAAAACAACACTATTGGTGAATCAGCATTGTTGGTTATAAATGATTTTGGAGAAGATTCAATACCAGGATTATTTGTATCAGAACCTATAAGAAAAGGACATATTAGAAAGTTTAGAAAAGGATTTAACACCACACACAAAACAAAAATTAGTGCTTGTAGCAGACTAAAAAATATGATTGAAAAAAGCAAATTAAAGATACACAGTAAACCTTTAATCAGCGAACTTAAATCTTTTATTGCTTCAGGATCATCATTCAAAGCAAAATCAGGTCAAACAGATGACTTGGTCAGTGCTACACTATTGATAATGCGTATTATAAGTGTGTTAAAAGACTGGGATCCTAAAATATACACATCATTCAGTCAAGCAGACGAAGATACAGCAGATAAGGTAATGCCAATGCCTATCTTTGTAAGCCACTAGACGATAAATATACTATATGAACCTTAATACCATAGCAAAAGACCTTTTTAACAAGATCAGAGGACAATTTCCTCAGGTAACATTGGGTGATTCTCAGGGAAAAATGACCACAGAACCTACCCAAGCAAGATTTTTTGACTTTGATTTTAAAGAAGGTGGAAACACTTTAGGAAAGGTAAGTATTAGCATAAGTGAAGAAGATGGCATGGTCGTTATGCACAGCAAAGACTTTGTTGAGCAAACAGATGAGCCATTAAAACGTGGATGGTTTAATTTTCTCAAAGAATTGAGAGGTTTTGCCAAAGCAAGAGTGCTTGGATTTGATACAAGAGATATCACAAAAAGCAATCTTGAAAAAAGAGACTATGACTTTTTAGGAAAAGGAAAAGAGGTAGAAAAAGTGAGCGAATCAAATTTATACGGCACAACAAAAACAAGTTTTCAAACTGTGGGCGAAGCAAGATTAGTAATCAAACATTCAGCACCAGTAAATCCAACAGTAGCAGGTGGACGCACACACAGAATAGAATCTCTTTTCATAGAAAACAAAGCAGGCGAAAGATTCAAGTATCCAATGAAACATTTGAATGGTGCAAGAGCAATGGCTCGACACGTATCAGAAGGTGGAAATCCATTTGATGATTTTGGAAAACACATCACAGAGATGAGTTCAGAGTTGAATCAGTTGAGAAAATTCAAAACATACATGAACAGATCCAATGTGATGGCTGAAGGTTTAAAAAAGTATCAGTCAGTTGTGGATGAAAGAATAGAAGAAATTAAATCAAACTGTTTACGTTTACAAAAACAAACTGCTTATAAAGAATCATTTGAAAGTTTTAGCAAATCAGAATTAGCAGAAGTTCCAGAAGATGTTAAAAAAAGTTGGATTGATGAATTAACAATCAAAACATTCAATGAAGAATTACAAGATGTATTTCCTTACATCTACAAATTGGTTACAGAAAGAACAGCAATAGAAGAACTAGGACCTAACTCATTTGAAGCACACGGATATCAAGGTGGCGTAGAGCCAAGAACGTTAAGATACGATCTTGCAGGAGACTTTGATCAAGACAGAGGTGTAAGTGAAAAAGATTCTGAAGATATAAAAAATCTTTTAGCAAAGGCTGGCATTAATGCTGATGTTCAACCAGACGAATCAAGACACCAAGGTGTTGTGATACACACAGATGCATCACCAGATGATGTAGAACAAGTGTTGGGTGGTATGATTGAAACCATCGATAATTTCCATGAATTTGAATCAGCAATGGAATCAATTGTGAGAGAAGACAATGGATTGTTTTCACAAGATGCTGATGAACAAGCAGAAGCATTAGAAAAATTAAACACACTGATGGCAAAACATTTTCCAGCAGGTGTAAATGGTACCAACGGTATTGAAAGTTTACAAGGCATAATTGATGACGAAGAATTAAATGACGAAATTCAAAAAGCGGCAAGCGAAGATTCAGACATCTGCATACGTCCAATGATTATGGACTATGTGGCACAAAAAGATCCTACACTGGTTTCAAAAATTAGCACAGGCGACATGAAGCAAGAAGACGAAGCAATCACATTTGAAGACATCAAACCTTATGTTTCTATGTACAAAGGTGAAGATGGCAAAATGGTGTATGATGTGTTAGACAAAGATGGAGAATCAGTAGAAAAATTTGCTGATGCCAAAGGAGCAATGGCATATTTGAAACAAAATTTCAACAAATTAAAAAATAAAGAAGTTCAAACAGAAAACGAAACAGATTACGAAGGCTCGTTTGAATACGAATTACCAGGTGATGATGGTGAAATGGCTTATGGTACAATTCATTACAAAGCCATCAACGGTGTAGTTGATCCAAACTCTTTGAGAGGTGAATACGAATATGATGGTAATCACAAAGTGGATGATGACTATGCTAATGAAGTGATTAAACCAGGTGGCCCAGAACACGAAGAAGCATTAAAAGCCGCTCAAGAAGATTATGATTACGAAGCAAGTCGTATGAAATCTAAATTTGGTATAGAAGATCAAGAAGAAAAATCATTCAAAGACAAAGAACAAACTGTGGATGAATTTGTGAAAAGTTTCTTTGACTACACATCAAATCAATTTCCAAAAGGCGAAACAGCAGTGCTAACATCAGTAGAAAAGAAATTTGGTGACAATGCTGTATCAACTGCACAGGAAACAATTCAGAAGTTAATGGCAAACAAAGATCCCGAAATTGCCAAAATCAAAAAATTAGCAGGCGTTCAATAAACAACTTTACCATTTCAGGTTGACTAAATAGTAATATTAGTATATATTTGACAATATGTTTGTCTTGTGCTATACTAATTTTATAAAGGCACATAATATAATAACAACAGGCAACAATAGGAGGCTTAAATTATGGCAACACTAGCAGAAATACGTGCTAAACTGAAAGAACAAGAAGTTAAGACAGGTGGCACTACTTCAAGAACAGGCGGAGACAACGCCATTTACCCATTTTGGAATCTAAAAGAAGGAGAGCAGGCAACTGTTCGTTTCTTGCCAGATGGTGATAAAGAAAACACTTTTTTCTGGAAAGAAAGGTTAATGATTAAATTACCTTTCGCAGGAATCAAAGGTGAAACAGATTCAAGACCAGTACAAGTACAAGTTCCATGTATGGAAATGTATGGCGAGTCTTGTCCAATCTTATCTGAAGTTAGAGGATGGTTCAAAGATCCTAAATTAGAAGATTTAGGAAGAAAATATTGGAAGAAAAGAAGTTACATCTTCCAAGGTTTCGTGAAAGACGATCCACTAAATGAAGAGTCAACTCCAGAGAATCCAGTTAGAAGATTCATTATTGGTCCACAAATATTCCAAATTATCAAAGGAGCATTGATGGATCCAGATATGGAAGATCTTCCAACTGATTCAACAAGCGGTGTTGATTTTAGAATTATCAAAACATCCAAAGGTGGATATGCTGATTATTCAACATCAACATGGTCTAGAAAATCAAGACCTTTAACAGAAGAAGAAAGCAAAGCGATTGAGTCAAATGGTTTATTCAATCTAAACGATTTCTTACCTAAAAAACCTTCAGAAGTAGAAGTTAAGGTAATGAAAGAAATGTTTGAAGCATCTGTTGATGGTGAAGCATATGATCAAGATAAATTTGGTCAATACTTTAGACCAGCAGGCTTGTCATCAAGAACTGGTGATCCAGTAACTCCGAAAGCAGAAACACCTGCTCCAGAAGTTAAAGCAGAACCAGTTGCTGAGGTAAAAACTCAAGAAGCACCAAAGCCGACCACTGAAGCAAGTGGAAAAGCAGAGGATATCTTAGCAATGATAAGAGCAAGACAATCAAAATAGTAAAGTACATTTGTGGGGAGGCAACTCCCCACACATACTAACAAAAGGAACAAATTATGGTAAAGGCATTTGATGTAAGTAAATTTAGAAAAACTTTAACAAAGTCCATCACTGGAATGAGTGCTGGATTTCATGATCCAACAGATTGGATCTCAACAGGCAATTACGCACTAAACTATTTGGTTAGTGGTGATTTTAATAAAGGAATTCCATTAGGAAAAGTGACTGTGTTTGCAG